GGTGAAACGGTGACATTCAATAATCCCCCAACTCCTTCAAGTTTTTCGGAATACGTTTCAAAAAATCAACAGGAAAACGCTGCTGGTTACGGCATTACTTACGAACAACTTACTGGCGACATGGGTAATGTGAATTTTTCAAGTGGTCGTATGGGTTGGATTGAAGCGCAAAGACAGATTGAAGACTGGCAGTATAATATGTTTATTCCTCAGTTTTGCGATAAGATTTGGGCTTGGTTTATTGAAGGTTTAAAAATAAAAATGATTATTTCAAAAAATTCAGGTGCTGAATGGACACCGCAAGGACGTGAAATGATTGATCCTGTTAAAGAAATGAACGGTTTGATTTTAGAATTAAAATCAGGGCTGGTTTCGTGGACAGAAGCCTGTAAACGTAGAGGTTATAATCCCGATACTCTTTTGGAGCAAATGAAAGCCGATAAAAAAATGTTTGAAGATGCTGGAATTAATGTTGAGTGGATTCTTGAAAAAGAAGCTGCTGGAACATTAGAAGCTTCAGATGGTTCAGAAAAACTGAATCCAGAAGATTTAAAACGAGTTCTTGACGCTTACGGTGTTGGTGTTCGTGCAGGAACAATCACACCAACCGACAAAGATGAAGAATATTTCAGATCACTAGCTGCATTCCCTGAAATGTCAGAAGCTGTTATTCAAGCATGGAAAGAAGATAACGGGTTTAGAAGACCAATCACATTGGCGGTAGCTAAAGATAATTCTGATTTCGAAGCTTAAAATGATTTGTTTCGAGGCTTAAAAAATAAACGCAAAAATCGTTGTATAATTCAAAAAAATTATATATTTGTAAAATAATAGTATATTATGCCAGAAATTAAAAAAGAAACTAGACAGTTACCTAATCAGCGTACACGTGCGGAGTTTAAAGCGGATAGTTTTAACGAAGCCGATAGAACTGTAGAAGTAATTTTTGCAACCGAGACAGTCGTAAGAACATACGATTGGGATGAAGGATTTGTAAACGAAATTCTTATTTGCGACCCAATGAACGGTGATTTGTCTCGTTTGAATAACGGTGCGCCTGCTTTGGACAATCACAATCGTTAC